GGTCGACCCCGGCGCACCGTCGTCGAGCTCGCCCGCATCGCCCGCCATCCCGACCAGCGTTGGTGTCTACGTCCGATGCTGCGGCTGTGGCGCGCCGTGCTCGCACCGCGCTGGCCCGACTGGCCGGTCACTGCCGCCGTGTCGTACGCCCTGCCCGGTCGCACCGGGGATCTCTACCGGTTCGACGGGTGGCGCCGTGTCGGTCCGGTGCGACGCTCGGGTGGCGGCGGATCGTGGAGCGGACCGCCGGCCGTCAACGCGGTGGGCGATGGCGCGAAGGTGCTGTGGCTGTTCGACTACGAGCGCGACCGTGCGCGCGATCGCGCGCACGATCTTGGACCGGCGCGGTGACGTTGGACCCCGCCGCAGTGATCTGTCTCTCTCCCGCAGGTCCCCTGTCCTGCGGCGCCTGTAATCATCGTCCCCGGTGATCCGTGCCGAAACGCCCCGATCCCGGCCAGTTGCCCCTTCCCGGCGTTGGGGGGCGGGCAGGACGACCGGTGGCCCGGGTCCGTCGCGGTGTCGACGCCCAATTGAAGGCGCAACGCGACGCCGGGACGCTCGAACGGGTCGACGACGGTCTGATCGCGGTCGCTCGGACGTTGGCCGACGCGCTCGACGCCGAGCACACCGACCCGGACGGGTCGCGGTTCACGGTCGGTGCCCTGTCCGGCAAGCTGGTTCCGGTCCTGATGCAGTTGCGCGGCGAGGCGATCGGCGGTGACGGTGTTGACGTCGAGCTCGACGCGCTTCGTGCCGCGATCCGCGACGCCACGCAACCCGGCCCGGGCGACGATCGGTGACGCCACCCTGGCCCACCTGGTGCGCCTGCGCCGGGCGCCGCCGTTCGCCTGGCAGTGGCAGGTCGCACCGGTCGTCGGTGAGCTGCGCGACGACGGCCGGCCGGGGTTTCACTACCAGCTGGTGATCCTGTCGGTCCCCCGCCGCGCCGGCAAGACGACGCTGAACCTGGCCCACAACCTCGCCGCGCTCGACCTGACCCGCGAGATGCGCGGCTGGTACACCGCCCACAAACGCGAAGCCGCCGCCAAGTTGTTCCGCGATGAGTGGTTGCCGATGATCGACAACCTGCCCGCCAACCTGTACCGGACCCGCAAGTCCCAAGGATCCGAAGGGCTGCACAAACGGTTCGGGTCGTCGCGCCTGCAACTGTTCGCGCCGACCGCCGACGCGTTGCACTCCACGAACGCCGACGTCGCCACGATCGACGAGGCGTGGCACTTCGACATCGAACGCGGCGAAGCCGTCGAATCCGGGGTGCGCCCGGCGCAACTGACCCGCCCATGGCGCCAACAGTGGATCGTGTCGGCGGGGGGGACGATCGAATCGACCTGGTGGGACCGCTGGTTGACACTCGGAGAATCCGGGGCGCCGAACGTGGCGTTCTTCGACTACGGCGCGGATGCGACCGCACCGGACTACGACCCGGCCGACCCGGCCGTCTGGGCACGGTCGCACCCCACGTACGGGGTGGCGTTCGACACGCTCGACTACGACTGGTCGACCCGTGAGTCCGACGCCGCGTTCGAACGCGCCTACCTGAACGTGTGGCCGCGCCCGTCGCAGATCACCGCCGCCGGTGCGTTGGAGCTCGACCAGTGGGCGGCCGCCGCGCACCCCGAACTGGTCGTCACCCCGGCCGTGTTCGCCTTGGACGTGTCCGGGGACCGTTCCGCGGCGACGATCGCCGCCGCGCAGCTGGTCGGGGACCGCGTCGTGGTCGACGTCGTCGAGCACCGCCCCGGGGTCGGGTGGGTGGCCGCCGCGGTCAAGGCGTTGCGTCGCCGTGGTCTGCCGGTCGTCGCTGACTCGCTGGTTGCTGCGTCGATCGTCGCGGAGCTCGGCCGGGTCGGGGTGACCGTCGACCCGGTCGGCGCGTCGGATCACGCCCGAGCGTGTGGGACGTTCGTCGATCTGCTCGCCGCCGGCCGGATCGCCCACCGCTCACAAGCCGCGCTCGACGTCGCGGTGGTCGGCGCGGCCCGCCGGCCGCTGGGGGACGCCTGGCTCTGGTCGCGGGCGAAATCGAACGTCGACATCTCCCCGCTGGTCGCCGTCACCCTCGCCGCATGGGCCGCCACGACCCGACGCCCCGCGGGCCGTGCGGCGATCGCCGTCGCTGACCCGCCCCCGTCGTCGCCTGCGGGCCGATCGATGGCCGTCATGGGCCGTAGGACCGGAGGACGGCCGCGGACGCTCTAACGGCCGTACAGCGCCCCGGCCTTGCGTTCGGTCGGTAACTCACCACCCAATGTGATGAATGGCCACCGCGAAGCCCGACAACGACCCCGCCACCCCGACCGACCGCCCCGACCGGCCCGGCCGTGACGTCGATCTCGACGAGCTCAACCGGCGCGCCGCCGAAGCCGGCGCCAAGGCGACATCGGCCGACGCCCGGCAGACCCGCACCGACTGATGGGGCAGGTTCTCGACGCCTTGCTACAGCGCGACCTGCGCCGCCCCCGCCCGGCCGTGACCGCGGCGGCCGGGCGGGTCGAGCTCGCCCGCCACGCCCCCGGCGTCGGCGGCGCCCGGCTCGGCATCGCGATCGGCGGCGAGAACCTGGTCCAGATCGACGTGACCGGGATGGGCGCAGGCTGGTGGGACCGCGACGCCGCCCAGTCCCTGCCGACCGTGTCACGGTGCCGTGACCTGTTGTGCTCCGCGATCGGCGCGCTCCCGTTCACCCTCTGGACCGTCGACTACGGCCGGGCGCCGATCGTCGAGCAACAAGTCCCGATCGCCCGGTGGATGCTGCGCCCCGACCCGAACCGCACCCGTCAATGGATGCTGGCGTGGACGGCCGACGACCTGTTTTTCTACGGGGTGTCGCACTGGCGGATCACCGACCGGTACGCGTCGAGCTCGGGACGGTTCCCGTCGTCGTTCGCCCGGATCGAACCCGGCGACCTGGTCGTCGACGTCAACGGGATCGTCACCGTCAACGGTGACCAGGTCGACCCGGGCGACATCGTCGAATTCCTCTCACCGATCCCCGGGATCCTGTCGAACGGCTACCGGGCCGTGTCGATCGCCTTACAGCTGGACGAAGCCGCCGAACGGTTCGCCGGCAACGAGGTCCCGGCCGGCTGGTTGCAGGAACAGGACGGCGGCGAGGACCTGTCCGGCGACGACCTGTCCGAGCTCGCCGCCCGGTTCAACGACGCCCGCCGGACGAACACGACCGCCGCGGTGAACAAGTACCTGCGCTACGAGGAAGCCACCTACGACCCGTCGAAGATGCAGCTGATCGAAGGACGCACCTACCAGGCGTTGGAACTGTCCCGGTTGGGCAACGTCCCCGGCTACCTGGTCGGCGCCCCCGCCGGAACCGGCATGACCTACCTCAACGCCGAACAGGCAAAAGCGGACCTGATCGACTTCGGCGCCCTCCCGCTGATCGGGTGCATCGAACAGACGTTGTCGGGGCCGAACGTCGTCCCCCGCGGTCAATCGGTGCGGCTCGACGCCAACGCCTGGTTGCGTAACCCGTTCACCACGTCGACCGGGTCGGGCGCCGAGGCGTCCCCCAACGACATGCAGATCGCCAACAACCCGGAGACAACGCCGTGATCCACGCCACGTTCCCCGCGACCCCGGTCACCGCCGCCGACGCCACCCCGGGCGGCCGCACCGTGGCCGGGACCGCGGTCCCGTTCGGTGTCCCCGGATGGGTGTCGGACGGCCGACAGGTGATCTTTGAACCCGGATCGCTCGACGCCGCCGCCCGCCCGGTCCTGTTGCGCGACCACGACCGGACCCGCCCGATCGGGATCGTCACCGCCGCCGACGACCACGGCGACCGGCTCGACGCCACCGCCCGCCTGTCCCGCACCCGCGACGGTGACGACGCCCTGGTCCTCGCCGCTGACGGTGCGCTCGGGATGTTCTCAGTCGGTGCCGAACCGTCCGAGCACTACACCGACGACGACGGGGTCCTGCACGTCGTCGCCGCCGATTGGGCCGAACTGTCCCTGCTGACTCACGGCGCGTACGGCGGCGCCCGGGTCCGAACCGTCACCGCCGCCACCCCAACCAGGAAGGACCCACCCGCCATGTCTGACGCCCCCGCCCCGAACGTCGACCCTGTCGACGACAACGACGACGACGACGAGACCACCGACGACGAGACCACCGAACAAGGCGCGCTGGTGCTCGAAGCCGCCCGCCCGACGCTGGTCCCCGTCACCGCCGCCCGCGCCGCCGGCCGCTCGAACCCGGGCGCCGCGCTGACGTTGCAGGCGATCGGCCCGATGTTGCAGGCCGCCCGCGCCGGGTCGCGTGACGCCCGCAACCGGTTGACCGGCGCGCTGGCCCGCTACACCGTCGAAGCCGCCCTCGCGGACGTGACGATGGTCGGGGCGAACAACGTCGGGGGGATGTACCGCCCCGCCTACCAGGCGGAGATCGTCGAGCTCGTGTCCCACGGCGCGCCGCTCACCGAAGTGGTCAGACAGGGTGACCTGCAGCGCGGCGATTTCCCGAACAAGACGTTCCTGCGTTGGACGAACACCCCGCAGGTTGCGTTGCAAGGCGTCGAGAAGGAAGTCATCAATTCAACCGCGGTCGGCCTGGCCCCCGTTTCTGTGCCCGTGATGACATGGGCGACCGGCAACGACATCTCCCAGCAGACGCTGGATTTCGGGCCGCCGTCGTTCGTGCAGGAGTACGTCCGGGCCGCGTCGGTCGACTACGCGGCGACGATCGACACCTATGCGGCGACGGTCCTGATGACCGCGGCGACCGACGTGCCGACCGTCCTGGCCGACACGTTCCTGACGATCGTCGGCAAGTTGTTCGCCGCGCTCAACCCGGCGAACGTGCCCGCCGGGCGGATGTTCCTCGCCGTGTCGTGGGATGTCGCCGCCGGCCTGATCGGGGTGACGCAGGACAACGGCCCGGCGTTCTGGACCGCAAACCTCGACCTCGGGAACTTCGACACGACCGGGACCGTCGGCGGTCTGACGATGTTCTACGACCCGAACCTGCCCGCCCGCACGTATCTGCTCGGCTCGAGCTCGGCGGCGACGTGGTACGACACCCCCGGCGTCCCGTACACCCTGCAAGCCGTCAACGTCGGACAGCTGGGTCTGGACCTCGCCGTGTACGGCTACGGGGCGATGGGCGTGCAGTACCCGGGCGCGCTGGTCAAGACCACGCAGCCGCTGGTCTGATGCCCTGGATCACCGCCGCCGACGTCACCGTCGCGCTTGGCGCGGCGACGGTGATCGACACGGCCTGGCTCGACCAGGTCGTCCCCGCGGCGGACGCGTGGGCGCAACGCAAACGGGGCGAAGCCGGCTACACCGACGACCCGGCGATCGCCCCGTCGTCGGACGTCAAGCTGGGGACCGTCCTGTACGCGGTGGCCCTGTACCGCGAACGCGCGTCGGCTGATTCGTTCGCCTCGTTCGATGAGCTCGCCGCCGGCCCGGTCGTGGTCGGCGCGATGGGGCAGATCAAACGCCTGTTGGGGATCGGCCGCGCCGCGGTCGATTCGCCGGTGTCGTTCACCGCGGCCCGGCTTCGGCGGATGTCGTACGGGCGATGATCACACTGGACCTGGCCGGCGCCCGACAGGCGGTGATCGACCGGCTCAACGCGGCCGGGATCGTGGCGACCGGCGACCCGTCCGCGATCCCGCCGGTCGTGCTGGTCGCCGCGCCGACGATCCCCCCGACCGTGATCGGTGGGCCGACCGTCGACGTCCTGTTCCCGATCGTCGCGATCCACCCCCCGCCGGGCAACGCCGCCGCGCTCGACTGGTTGTTGACCACCGCGTCGGCGGTGCTCGACGAGCTCGTTCCGGTCAACGCGACCACCGCGGCCGGGACCTACGGGGATCCGCCCGCCCCCGCGTACACCGTCACCGTTACCGGCTCCCTGCCGCTCTGCTGAAAGGACCCCCCATGCCCGTCTCCCTGTTGAAGCCGAACGACATCACGCTGATTTTCGCTGACACCGAAGCCGGTTTGACCACCGGTGAGGATTACAAGTGTCAGATTCAGAATGCGACGGTGACCCCGGCCCCGTCGTACACGACGATCGGCGCGACCGGCTGCCAGGGTGAGACCCAGTCGCTCAACCTGCCGGTACCTGAAACGCTTGATCTGACCTGGTTGCAGGACTGGACCGCGGAAGGCGGTGGGCTGGCGAACTACTGCCGGACGAACGCCGGGCAGATCAAGTGGTTCTCGTACATCCCGGTCGGGGACATCCCCGAACTGACCGTGTCCGGGCAGGTCGAAATTGTCCCCGTCGCGCTCGGTGGTGACATGGGGGTCCCGTCGATCGCCGGGCCGGTGTCGATGCCGATCCAAGGCGTCGCCACCGTCGCCGTGCCCGCCGTCGTCCCGCTCACCGCCGCCGCCGACGCCGACACCGACGCGGCCTGACCGTGGCCGCCGGGTCGGTCGCGTTGCGCGACCTCGCCGGGCAGCTGCGCGAGCTCCCTGACCGGGCGATCCTGCCGACCGTCAAGGCGATCAAGGCCGACGCCGCCCGGATCGGGGGGACGATGTCCGGCAACAAGAAACGCCCGCTGCGCCTACGTGCCGTCGACCGCCAGTTCCCCGGGCACGGCGCCGGGGTCAAGGTGTGGCGCATCCAAGGTGTCCCGGTCGGGCCGTGGGTGTGGGCCACCGCCGGGACCGACGCGCACGACATCCGCCGACGCAAGCGTGGCAAGAAACGCAAGATGACCGTCCGCCACCCCGGTACCGGTGGGCGGGGTGCGTGGGACAAGGTGGTGGCCCGCGCCGAGCAGATCGTTCCGGCGGTGTTCGCCGCCGAGCTCGACGACGTGTTGGCCGGGTGGTGACCTGATGGCCGGCCGGGAAGTCAACTTCGACATCGTCGCCCGCGACAAGGCGTCCGATGTGCTCGACGACGTCGCCAAGGACGCGGCGAAGGTCGAGAAGCTGGATCCGACCGTCACCGTCGACGCCGACGCGGGCGACGTCAAACACACCTTGGAAGGGATGTCGGATCAGCTGGACAAGCTGACCGACGCTGACAAGATCGTGGTTCTGGCGTTGCGGGCCGGGGCGGCGAAAACCGAACTGGCCGACCTGTCCGCCGAACTGGCGACGATCGACCAGTCATCACCGGACGTCGACGTCAAGTTCGACCGGTACGCCGAAGTGTCCGGCCAGTTGGACCAGCTGGAAACGCAGATGCGCGACATCGCGGACACGTCGATCGATCCTGACGTCGACGGTAAGGCGACCGCCCGCCTGACCGACATGTCGAACGAAGCCGGCAAGGCCGGTGACGCGGTGCATTCAATGGCCGGCAACGCGGTCGGGGATTTCGCGGCGACGACCACCGGGATCGGTCCGCTCGGTGAGGCGATCGGGCAGCTGACCGAAGGGATCGCCAACGCCGAGGTCAACTTCCAACAGTTGGCCACCGCCGGCCTGTCGATGGGCGCGGTCGCCGCGGCGATGTGGGAAGTGCAACAGGCGATGGCCAAAATCGAAGCGCGTAAGGCGTTCGACAAGGCGCAGGTGGACGGGTTCACCAAGTCGTTGAAGGAAGGCCGGACCGCGGCCGAAGCGTTGCACGACCAACTCGAGGCGACCGGCAAGATCGAAGCGCCGAACATCGCGTCATGGGCCAACCCGTTCGCTGACGCGACGTCGGACGTCACCCAACATGTCGCCAACCTCGGTTTGACGCTCGACCAGTTCAACGCTCTGGTGGAGGACTACGCGACGAACGCCGGCGCGGCCGGGTCGCTGACAAAGGAATGGGGGGCGGCGCAACGCGAAGCCGGCGCCAGCGGGGAGGACATGGTCGCGGTGATGAACGCGATCGCTACCGCCGCGGGGAACCTGAACAAGGCGGAGGACGCGCAGGCCGCCAACGCCAAGGTGTTCGGGGACACCGCCAAACAGGTCAACCTGTTCAACGACGCGACCGACGAGATGCGCAACAAGCTGGTTGGCGCCGACAAGGCGGCCGGTGGCCTGGCCGTCCGGCTCGGGACCGCCGCCGGGAAAACCGCAGCGTTGGAGTCCGCCTACCAGTCGTTGTCCGATCAGGTGTCGAACGATCAGGCGATGCTTGACCTGGCCGACCAAATCGACGCGGTGACCGACGCCGGGAACGCGGCGATCCAAGCGCAGAAAGACGCGAACGCGGCGATCAAACAGAACGCGTCCGACGCGACCGAGAAGCAACGCGAAGCCGAAGCCGCGATGCGCGACTACCAGTCCGCGGTGAACGCCACCAAGCAGGACATCATCAATCTCGCCGCGTCGGCCGGCGCCAACCCGGTCGAGCTCAAGACCGCGTTGGACAAGGTCGATCAGGGTGATCTGAACGGGGCGAAGGCCGACGCCGAAGCCTGGTCGCGGCGCAACCCGGTCGTGCTCACCGCCGAACTGCGCGTCGCCCTGATCAAAGCACTCGGGTCGGGACTGGGCCCGGCGATCATCGTCCCCGGGTCTGCGTCGGCGCCGACGACGACCGTGAACAACTTCCTGGCGGCGCCCGTCGCGGCGCGTGAGGTAGCCCGGGCGCAAGGCCGCCGGGCGCGGATCAATGGTCGCTGATGGCCACCCCCCCGCCGTACGACCCGGCCGGCTGGACGACGAACCCGGCGACGTGGCCGCCCCCGATCCCCCCCGCGACCCTGTATCAGCCGGGGATGGCGTGGACGATGACCGGCCCCGGTGTCGTCGAAGGACAGGCGGTGGCCGCCGGTGACCTGCTCTACGTCGTTCACCGTCCCCGCCTGTACGGCGACGACCGCTACGGCGACGGCCGCTACGGGTCGACCCCCGACCAGGACTGGACGGCCGCCGACGTCGCCTGGCTCGCCTGGTACTCCGCCGCGCTGCCCCCCGACCGGCCACCGGTCCCGTACTCGGGGTGCAAGTTCGGGGCGACCGGCTGGTGGATCATCATCGAAGGGTGGTTCAACCAGGCCGGGCGGACCTACGGCGAGCTCACCTACGGGGCCGACGTGTACGGCGGGGGGACCGCCGCGGCGGCGACGTGGCAGGACATCACCCCGGGGTTTACCGACGTGACGATCAACCGCGGCAACGGTGACGGCGCCCCCGAAGTCGACGCGCTCGAACTGAACGCCACCTGGTACGACCCGGACTGGTCGAAATGGGACCTGTCAACGCCCGCTTGGTATCACCACCCGTTCGTCGGTGACCCGGTGCGCGTCGGGTTCTACGACCCGGCCTGGCACTGGTACCCGCGGGCCACCGCCGAAATCGAGCAGATCACCGACGCCCACGGCGCCCCCCCGCGCTACGTCGCCATGCAAGCGTTCGGCCATGTCATCGATCTGGACCGCACCCTGATCGGGTGGCAACGCCCGGCCGAGATGGCGTCGACCCGGTTCGCTGCCCTGTTGTCGGCCGCCGGGTGGCGCTACGGACTCGGCCATCTGGTCTACCCGGGTGACGTGTGGTTGCACGCCGACGCCAAACCGCGTGACGTCAAAGCCCGCAACGAGCTCGACCGCACCGCCGTGTCCGCCGGCTGGACGTTCGACACCGACCTGTACGGCCTGCCCCGCCTGCGGGTCTGGCCGTACGACACCGGGCCGGCGACGGCGACGGTCGTCGATTGCGCCGACCATGGCGTCGCCGGTCTGGTCGCGTCGACGATCACCTACACCGCCGACATGTCGCAACTGCTCAACATCGTCACCGTGGCCAACACGCTCGGTTCCGGTGGCACCGCCGGCCCGCCCGGACCGGCCGGCCCGACCGGCCCGACCGGGACCACCGGCCCGCAAGGCCCGCCCGGCCCCAAGGGTGACACCGGGGCGACCGGCCCGGCGTCGACGGTCCCCGGACCCACCGGCCCGACCGGCCCGGCCGGGGCGACCGGCGCGAAGGGTGACACCGGGGCGACCGGCCCGGCGTCGACGGTCCCCGGACCCACCGGCCCCGCCGGGCCGACCGGCCCGCAAGGCCCGACCGGGCCGACCGGGGCGACCGGCCCGCAAGGCGACCCGGCCACCGGGAAAGTCAACTACGGCGGGTCGATCGTCAACACCGCCGCCGACGAAGGGGGCGACGATGTCTGACGTCGGCCCGACCGTCGCCCAAGCCGTCGACGAATTCTCGGTGGCGATCTACGGCGCCCGCGACAACGTGCTGGGCTTCCCTCGCCTTGATCTGGCGTTCGCTTATCAGGCTGACGGGGACGCCCTCGCCGGGCGTGTGCTGCGCCGCATGTCGCGCATCGTCACCCACGTCGACCAGCTGCAAGCCGACACGACCGTCGACCCGGCCTGGTTGCCGGTGCTCGCCGGGCTGGACACCGGCGCGGTGTGGTCGGTCGTGCGGGTCCACCCGACCCGCTGGACGCTCGACGCGATCGTTGTCGGGATGGATGAGGCGATCACTCCCGGGCGGATCGAAGCGACCGTGTACACGACCACCACCACCCCGACCACCTAAGGAGCGACTCATGGCCTGGCCGCCCGGCGTCCTGCCGATCAACCGCAGCGACGCCACCCCCCAACAGACCACCCACGCCGCCGACCACAACGCCGCGAACCAAGCGATCAACGACACCGTCGCCCACGTCCAGGCGACCGAAGGCGGCAACCTCGCCGCATTCACCGCGATGATCGCCGGGCTGCAAGCGTCACCGACCGCCCGGTTCCGCATGTGGTCGGCAACCGTGAGCGCGACGACCGACGCCGGTGGTGCCCTGATCGTCACGATCCCGTCCGGTACGTTCGCCAACCCGCCGATCTGGGTGATCGCCGACGACTTCTACGTCGGTGGCCCGCCGGCGAACCCGGCGAACTGGTACACGTACAAAATCGACGGGTCGACGCTGACCACGACGAACGTCCGCATCGTCGTCGGCAGCCTGCGCACCGGGACCGTCGCCGCCAACACCCCGCTCGGCTTCAAGATCGTCGCGTTCGGGGTGTGGTCCGCGTGACCTACACCGGCGGGCGCGGCCACAGTTTCCGAGTCGCCGCCGCCAGGTTCGGTGACGTCGACCCCGAAGACGCCTACGACGCGTCGGACCCGATCCCGACACGCCTGTTCGCCATCGGTCAGATCGTCGACGCCCTCGCCCGGGAACCCGACCCCGACCGGCGTCGGGTCCGCCGCGACGGGGTGGTGCGCCTGTTGACCGCCCTGACCGACGAAGTAGCTACCGGTGGGCAGTAGGTACCTGACCGACCTGGCCGACGTGTGCCGCGCCGCCGGCCTGGTCGTCCACGAAGTCGACGGGTGGGAACGGCGCGCCCGCGGCTCGGGCGGCTACGACCAGGGTCGCCCGACACACGTCATGGTTCACCACACCGCGTCCGGCCCGAGCTCGGACCCTGACGGGGATGTCGCCTACATCGCCACCGGCTCCGCTGACGCCCCGTTGGCGAACCTGTACCTGTCCCGCTCCGGGGAGATGTGGGTGATCGCTGCCGGGGCGACGAACACCAACGGCTCCGGGCAGGCGCCGTGGCCCGGCGGCTGCCCCGATGACCAGATGAACACCCACGCGATCGGGATCGAAGCCGCCAACGCCGGGACCGGGGAGGAACCGTGGCCGCACGTCCAACAGACCGCCTACGTCGCCCTGTGTGCTGGTCTGTGCGCCGCCTACGGGATCGGCCCCGACCTGGTCAGAGCCCATTTCGAATGGGCGCCCGGCCGCAAGATCGACCCGGCCGGACAATCCATGTACGCGTCCGGGTCGTCGTCGTGGGCGATGGACCCGTTCCGTGACGACGTCGCCGCCGACCAGCAACCCGAACCACCCACCCCACCCCCCGACCCCGAAGAGGACCACGACATGGCGTTCATCATCGTCAACCGCGACACCGGCCAGCCGGCCCTGGTCTACGGCGACGGGCGCGTCACCGGGCTCGACGGGTCGTCGTTCGCCGCGTTCGACGCCCGGTTCGGCCCGGCGATCACCGTCGAAGCCGTCACCTTCGACGACTTCCGAACCAAGGACTAGGACCGGTGTTCGGCGCGGTCGACTGGGCGAACCTGACCGTCGCCGCCGCGTTCATCGTCGGCGCGATCGTGGCCACGATCGCCTACCTACGCCTGACCCGCCACATGCTCGGGATGTTCGACCGTCGCCGCCGCGACCACGGCGACGATGTCACACCCCCCGAGTAGCGTCCCCGGGACAACCACGGCCGCCGCTATGTCGCTCATGCGTGTCGGATCCATACGGCCGGTACAACCGCCCCGCCCTCGCCGTGCTCTGACGGGCGGGGCGGTTGCGCGTCCGCACCCCCGCCGCTGTCGTGATCTTGCGAGTAAGGATTGGGCGATGATGCCGACCTACACCTGCAACGACTGCGGCCGTGTCGTGGTCGTGCGGATGGACGGGCGAGGCTTCCCGCCCGACATCGCCAAGCGCAAACTCAAGAAGATGTGCAAGGACGACGGGTGCCCGTGCTCCGACCCCAAGTACCTAGCGGGCATCGGATGAGCGGCGTGAACTTCGGAGGGACGACCATGACTGATCTGTGCATCGGCTGCCGTGCCATCACGGGCGCACCACGGTCGGCGTCGGACCTGTTCCCCGCATCGGACGTTGCACCGCCAGGGATGCGCTGGGAGACGTTCGAGTGCAGCCGCTGCGGCATCACCGATGTGCGGCTGGTGATGGACCGATGAGCGGCGTGATCTTCGGACCTTGCCCGACGAAGCGCCGGTGCGGGTGCGACGGCTCTGGTTGGTTCATCAACCGGCAGGACGGCGGCTACGCCGAGCAGTGCCGGTGCACCGTCCCGACATGGGTGCACGAGCGATGCTCGCTCTGCGCCGGCTCCGGCGTCATCGGAGCACCGGCGTGATCTTCGGACGACCGTGCGCGTCCCGGTGGTAAACGGATGGTCAACGCTCGGCTACGGTCCGTGTTTCCTTCGACCGTCCCGGCGCCCGCACCGTCCAGACCCCGCGGCCCTGACGCCCCGAGCCTAACCCCTGCCGAAGCGCCCCGATCTGGACACGTTATGTCCGATCGGTCGCGTCACCCCTGCTCAGATGGTGTACCCCGTGCGCCCATAACCAGGCATATGTCACCAACCGAGTACCCCGGCCGGCGCGGACGCGGGATGCTCCGAACTCGCACCCCGCGCCCGCTACCGTGCGCGACCAACCAGGCGTTGAAGCCACCTGGTTGGTTCGTTGGCCCAGTCGACGAACCCCAACCTGATGAAAGGAATCGGACACGTGCCAACGCACCGAACCGTACCCCGCAACACCCCGCCCAACCACGGCAACCATCATCACTGTGTCGCTTACGCGGACGAGACGCCCGCGGTGGGATGCAACTGCGGTGATCTGTTCACCGGCCCCGATTGCATCGAACAGATCGCCGCGCACATCGCCGGGCTGACCGAGCAGTTGACGTTGCCGTTCCTCGCACCGCAGGACGTCGCCACCGTCGACGCCGCCCGCGCCGCGGTCGACCGGGCACAAGGCAACGCCCTGGCCGCCCGCCGGTTCATCGAAGCCGACGAGCTCGGCCGGCTCGGGGCGCAGCTGGTCGACCTGCTCGAACGCAACGCCACCGCCTACCGGGCCGGGCAGTCATGAGTTGGCAGGCCGTCGCCGCCGTGCTCGCCGCCGACTTCCCCGACCTGCCACCCACCGCCGCCCGCCGCTACGGGGTGACCCAAACGGTGCTCAAGTTCGTGTGCGTCACCCTGGCCGAATCCGCCAACGCGGACGGGACCGACGCCCGCGACGGAATCCGCCGCATCGCCCAGCGCGCCGCGGTCACCACCGACACCGCGCGCATCGCTCTCGCCGGGCTGGTCGAGCTCGGCGCGATCCGCCTGACCCGGGCCGCCACCGGGTCCGATCCGGCCCGCTATGACGTCGTGCTCGACGCCCTTCCCGGCCTGTGCACAACCCCGGTTAGCGCGCGGGCCACCCGCGCGTTCGGTGTGCGGGCCACCCGCGCGCAGCGCGCGGGCCACCC